CCTTTTATTAGCCGACATTTTTCCCCACAAAAAAAAATCATTCCATAATTTCCATCAAATAATAATAAATATTTGATAAATCATAGAATGAATTTAGTTGATTTTATCAATGTTTGATTAATAAAATAATATTAATATTTGATTCCACAAAAAAAAATCATTCTATAATTTCCATCAAATAATAATAAATATTTGATAAGTCATAGAATGAATTTAGTTGATTTTATCAATGTTTGATTAATAAAATAATATTAATATTTGATTCATATGAAATAAGAATTTAATCAAATGGTTCAAATCTTGATAAAAAGTATTTAAAAAATTAAATAAAAAACATTTAAAAAATAAAATATATAATAATTAATAATGGAAACAAAAAAACTAGGTCGCCCAATTACTCAAGATATTAAAAATAAAGGCAATGAATATTATAAAGAATATGCCAGAAAAAATAATATTAATGTTCAATGTTCTTGTGGTTGTATTGTAAAAAAAAACTATTTATCAAAACATTTGAAAAGTAATAAACATTTTAAAACACTTGAATTTATTAATATTAAATAAAAAACATTTAAAGAAATTTAATTAATTTAAATAAAAAACATTTAAAAAAAAGTCATTATATAATATTATCTAATCTAATATAATATAATGTTTTCACTTGAATTTAAGGGCAAAACTTATGTAGGCGAAACTAAAGCCGATCTTAAAAAAAATCTTAAGAAGAATAACTTGGTATTCTCAACAAGTCTTCTTAATAAAATGATTAAACAAGAACCTATTAAAACATATTTAGTTAATAAAAAAACTAAAGAAATAGTAAAGCTAGATGCTAGTAAAAATTATAAACCATTATTAAAACAACAATTTAATATTAGTAAAAAAGATATTGATAAAAACTTTAAAAATCCATATTTTTCAGATATTAATAAAAACTTTAAAATTACTTCTAGAGTTCCTAAAAAATCAAAAGTAAATATTATTATTAATGTTCAATTTAATTTTAAAATTAGTGCAGATATAAGAAAAGAAATTAGAACATTCAATTATAATGGTATTAACAATGAAGAATCAATTGATGATTTTTTAAATTTGAAACAAAGTGAATACTTATCAACTATAGGAAATGTTGATGAAGTTTATCCAATGGATATTTTAGATATTATTGGAAAATATACAGAAGAAAAAATGGAATTTAAGAATATGATTCTAAGAGATGTTCAACCATTAAATATTTTTAATGATGAAATAAATGTTGAAAAAGAAAATAATATCCCACCAGAAAATAAAAATTGTGTTCACCATCTATTAGAACAAAGTAAATACAGAATCAAGAAAAAATTAAAAAATCTACCTGAAGAACCAACAATCAAAGATTTAGAAACATTTTGTATTAATGAAAGAATTAAATTAAAAATTTATGATATTAATAAACAAATAGTAGCTAATAATGATAATTATGATAAAAAAACGAAACTTAAATCTATAAAAGCTATTGCATATAATAACCATTTATACCCATTTAAAAATAATTTTCTTGATAAACAACCTAAAAAACAACTTAATTTTAATTATGTAGAAAATATTAATGATAAATTAGTTGAATTTTTAGATGATGGGATAATGCCAAAAAATATTTCAAATGCTAAAGATGCTAGATTGTCTTATTTTATTGTTAAAGATAATGTATATTCAAATAATCAAGATTACCCAATAGTAAAAGAAATTGCTGAAAAATTTGGGATTTCAGATAAAATCACTTTTTCTACTAATTTAGTTACTATCGGTGGTATTTTAGAAAAACTATATATTAAATCTAATATTCAGTCAGATTGGTTTAATTCTAATGATTTCAGAAAAGGAGGTTTTCTTTATAAAAAAGATATTGATGAAGAAGAATTAATGGTAAATATTAATAAAATAAAAACAATTGATAAAAATAAATGCTATTCATATTTATTAAAAGAATTACCTTATCTAGTTAGAGTAAATTATTTTGATCCAGATATTATTATTACTGATTTTAAAGACATTGAAGATCATTATTTATATGTTGTAAAACCTGAGGTTTCATCTTTATTGATTCCTGAAACTAATGTTTATTACGGATATCTTCTAAAATATGCTAAAAAAGAAGGTATTAAATTCAAAATTCTAGAAGGTATTAGAACTGAAAAACACCCTAATTACTATAAGGAAATGGTAACTGATTTATATAAAAATTTCCCTAATCAAGCTAAAGATATTATTAATAGATTAATAGGAAAAATGAATGTAGGAGCTAATGCACAAAGAGAAATATACAAATTTCATAAAGTTTGTAATAAAGATGAAGCTAAAAGAACAAAAGGATTTAAATTTAAATTAAATTCAGAATATGATATATTTTATCAAAAAGAAAAAATAGCTGGTGTTACAACAACATCTAAACCTATTAGTTTTCAAATTCTAGATAATTCAAGAATATTATTATATGAAAAATGTAGAGAATTAAAACTTAATGATGAAGACATTATTAAAGTAAAAACAGATTCTATAAGCTTTATTTCTAATGATTTAGATTACGGTTTAGATTTAGATTCTAATGATTTTAATGGATGGAAAGAAGAAGATTTTAAAGATAATATGAAATACACAGGAACTATTGATAATTTTCCACCAAGTTTTAAAAGTGTTATATATAATGATGATCAAGAAACAATTTTAAATACTGGTAATGCTGGTTGCGGTAAAACTTATTTAATTATGAATGAACTAATTCCATCATTAAAAGAAGATTATATTATTTTAACACCAAGTAATTCTACTATGAGTGAATATAAAAAAAATAATTTTAATGTAGCAGTAAAACAAAAATTTACATTTAATCATTCTATTCCTGAAGAAAAAAATATTATTATAGATGAAGTCGGGATGTTTGACCAAACTGATTTTAAAATGATTGTTAAATGTATTTTATCAAATAAAAATATATATGCATACGGTGATTTCACCCAACTATTACCCGTCAAATCAGATACACAATTAGATACACCCTTTTTAATCACAAGTATTTTTCAAAAGCAAAAAACACTAACTGAAAATCATAGAAATAATTTTACATCTGAATATTATGATGATTTAAGATATAATATGACACAAAATCAAAGAATTAAAGAAGTAGAAAAACATAATACTGATATTAAAAATGCGGAATATGTAATTGTTTATACCAACGATGTAAGAAAAAAATATAATAAAATTAAAATGGACCAACTAGGATTAAAAGAAATTACTGATAAATCTTGTAAAGTAATTTGTAAAACCAATAATTTAAGAGAAAAAGATATTTTTAATAATTTTAAATTTGAAGTTGAAGATTCAACTGATGAAGCTGTAATTATTTCTGATAATAATAATACATATTCTATTTCTATTAATGATTTTAATAAATATTTTGAACCTGCATATGCTTTAACTTTATATTGTGTTCAAGGTGAAACCATCAAAAGTTTTCATTATGCTAAAGAAGATTATAAATTTTTAAATGGAAGAAGCACTTATACATTAATTTCAAGATTAAAATCAAAGTGAATACTTTTAATAATTATGCTATGCATAATGAACAATAATAATAATACATTTTACTTATGTAAAAAGTATTATTAAAATAGTTTATTTTCCTCTTTGGGAACCTTTCAGCGACTAGGAATTATATCTCACAAATGGGAACACCTAAATTATGCTGTTTTTTAATTTTACTATTTTAAATAAATTTTTATATGTTTTGTAACAATTTAAATTTTTTCTTCTATCACAATACTTTATTAAACCATTTGTAAATATAGTAATATCTTTTATTAAATTAAACTGTCCAATAAATATTAAATCTTTTTTATCATAATCATTATATACTAATAATAAATACATATATATATATTAGAAAAACTTTTTTATTAAACTTCTTGTTCAACAACATCTTTTTTGATCAATCTTTCTTTTTTTTTGATAATGTTAATTCATCCCAAATTTTATTAAAATAGGTTTTTTCTATTGCCAATACCCCACTAGTTATAACTGATTTAGCTGATAATTGATCTTTTTCTGGTCCCTTAAATATTTTAGTTTCTGGATATTTTTTTAATATTTTTTCTCTTATTATTTCTTTTTGCTCATCATTTAAACTATTATATTTATCAGTTATAGTTCCTAGTTCTGTTATAGCTGTTTGAACTTTTTCTTCTTCTTCTTGTGGTGGTGGTTGGTCAACTCCTGGTGGTGGTGTGCCTGTAACAACTGGTATAAGTTCTCCAACTGTTATATCAGGGGTGCTTCCTGATGGTCCATCATCATCTTTTTCTTCTGGTTCATCTGCTCTTCTTGGTCTTGGGTCTAATGGATTATCTCCATATCCTTTAGATTGTGTATCCTCAAAAGATGTTAATTGGGGTTCTTCTAATTGTCTTTTTTGTATTTCATCATATTTTTTTTCTTTTGCTTTTATATATTCAAATACTGCTTTTTGATATTTTTCATTTTCTTTTCTTTGTTCTGCTTCTCTTTCTCTAGCTTCTCTTAAAAAATTTTCTCTTTCTCTTTGTTGTGTCAATTGACTCATCCTGTTTTCATCTGCTAATTTTCTATATAGCCTCTGTTCTACTTCAAAAGAGTTTACGTGCGGATTTACGCTAATTGGACGATAGATTCGAGGAACATTTAAAGGGCTTATTTTATCTTTTTGTTTTTGTCTTTTTATTCCTAATGGATTTCTTAAAGCTCCACTATTATAAATATTAATAATTTGTTTTTGTGTTTGTTTTTGTTCTTGAGTTGGCTTTTTCTTTTTAGGTTTCTTAGGTTTTTTCTTCTTAATAATTTTACGTTTAATTATTACTTCTACCATATAATAATAATTAGATTAAAATAATTTAATTATCTGATTTTTCTATTTCAATTTCATTAAAGTTTCTAAAATATTGAAATTCTGGTTTCTTCCTTTGGGTAAAATCAATGATCATAAAATC